CCCCAGCGGCTCACGTCGTCATACGGGTACTCCAACGGCCGTCCCTTCCCGTAGAAATGTCCACAATACACGCATTTTTCATCATGCCACAGGTCATGTGTCGATTGCGTGTACATGAACGGATTCTCAGAATAACAGGGCCCATCCGGAAGCCCCGCATAGGCCCCCCGCTCCGTGATGACCCGCGCCGCCTCGCTCCACCGCTGCCCAATCACCGCCCACGCCGTCGCATCGTCGGGCACCTGGCCCCCGCGCCACTCCCGGCTGTCGAACGGCTCGTTGGCAAATTGAACAATCAGCGGTGCGCCGTACCGCGCGTACAGCGCCACCAACCGCTCCACCACCGGCCCGTGCACCCAGGGCCCCGGAAACTGGTACGCGAATCGCACAATCGGGATCACCCCCGCGTTCAGCAGCGCCTCCGCCGCCCCGCTCGTCAAAATCGCGTCGCTATCGCTCAGCGCCACGCACCAGCTCATCTGCATCGACTGCAGCAGGCCGCACCAATAATCAACGTTATCCATCCAGCCCGTGTGCTGGCCCGAGGGCTGCAGGTGCACCCCCCGGTTCGTCACCCGCCGCCCGCTCACCGTCTCCGGGATTTCCATCTATCCTCCGTAGGGGCGACGCATGCGTCGCCCTCACCTATCCCTCCAGCTCCTCAATCGCCTGATCCAATAGATCCCGCGCCTCCCGCAGCCACCCGATCACCTCGCCCGGCTCCTCGGGCTCCGGTTCCGGCTCCGGCTCCGGTGGTACCACAGGTGGTACTACCTCCGCGCCCTTCACGAACACCAGCTCGAACGAGGTGTGGATCAGCGTACCCGGATGCTCCGGCGTGCCCAGACCCATCCCGCTGACCCGGTCCGACAGCGCCGGGTCGGTACCGGCAAACGCGCCATAGCTGCCCAGCGCCGCGTTCATCGGGAAATTCGCCCCAAACGGCTCGCCCGGCTTTTCCTCGACAACACCCACACTCGACCCCCCAGCCCAGGTCATCGTCACCCGCTCCCCGGCCAGCCGACGGCCCTCGCCATCCACCACGTCGATGTAAATGTGGTGCCGCCCCTGCGATTCCGCCTCGTTTTTCCAACCCACCCGCGCCAACCGATACAGCGCCCCTGCCGGCGCGCCCGTCACACTCACCCACGCCGCAATCCGCGGATCGATCTCCGTCACCGTCTCCTCCTCATCCAGCACAGCCGGCTCCTCCGGTATTTCCGGTTCGATAATGACCGGCGGCTCCGGCGCCACCGCCCCGTATTTCGCCCGCAACTGGGCCACCGTCCCGTTGTACCAGTTCAGATCCAGCCGCCCGCCGAACCCCGGCACCGTCCCCGCGTCGGCCACATCGTACTGCCAGAACTCCCACGGGTAATTCCACGCCGGCTCCGAGGTCCCCCAGCGCGCCGCCCACAGCGACCGGCCGCCCATCCAACCCGCCATCCCCAGATTCCGCCACAGCGCCTGGTTCGTGTACACCCCCACGCGCCGCCCCGTGTTCCGGTCCGCGGCCTCCAAAAAACTCCGGACTTTTTCCGCGGTCGTGCCGCCCACCTCCACGTCCGCGTACACCGGCAGCTCGAACCGCCGCCCGCCCAGGGCCTGCGCGAAAAATGCAGCCTGGCCCTCCACGTCGGGCAACAGGAAATGGTACGCCCCCCGCAGCAGGCCGATCGACCCCGCGCCCCGCCAGTGGCTGTCCAGCGCCCGATCCACCTCCAGCCCCGTGTAGGCGGGCCACTGGTTCGGCCCCGAGGCCCGCAGGATGCAGAACGAAAACCCCGCGCGCCGCACGAGGTCCCAATTCACCGCCGCCTGATATTTGCTGGCGTCGAACCCCCGCGCCGTTTCCGTGGAAACTGTTTTTGTCGCCTCAATGTGATTGTGGGTCATCCGGCTCAGCTCCACGTCCACCGCATAGCTCTCCCACGGATGCCCCGCCGCCGCGGTAAACGGCGTCGCCGCCACAATGTACTCGTCCCGACCCAGCTCCTGGTCGTACCACACGAGCTGCTCAAAATAGCGCCGCCGCGCCTCCTCCAGGTTCACCTGGTTGTCGACCGTAGCCATCCACCCGCCCACCTGGTTGATCAGCAGCCGGTCCAGCCCGCACTCCCCAATCAACGTCCGCGGCATCCGCCGCCCGCGCTCCGCCAGCCAGCGGGCCACCTTCCGGTACCGCAGGCACCACCACCCCTCGCCCGGATGGCCCGCGTCCAGCATCGCATCCATCCGCGGCCACCCGTACTCGTGCAGGCCCAGCATATCCTCCGGGCCCAGCGCGTCGATCACCTCCAGGAAATCGCGCCAGGCTCCCTCCGGTGGCTGCCCCACGCTGAAATTGCCCCACACCACCCGCCACCCGGCCCCATGGGCCAGGCGCAGGAACTCTATCGAGGCCGCCACGAACCGCGCCCGCTGCGCCGGATCAAACAGACCTATACCCAGCGGCTCGTTCCACGTCTCCACCGCGTGCACCCAGGGCCGCGCCGCCATCCGCGGGCGCAGATACTCGAACCACTCCCGCCCGCCCTGGGCCCCGCGCCGCACCATCTCCTCCTTGGCGCCCTCGTCCAGGTGGAACCGCGCAATCACCTTACACTGCGGGAAAGGATTCTGCGCCGGCGGGTCCATGATTTTGACGTATTCGCTGTTCACCAGCGCCGCCACCTGGTTGTCCATCCCCTGGAAATGCCAGCTCAGTTTTGACCTACCCACCGCATCTCCCTCGCCTATCCACCTATCCTGTAGGGGCGAGGCACCGCCTCGCCCCATAACCCGCCTTATCCGCCCTGGGGCGATATTGTACGGGCGACGCATGCGTCGCCCGTCATCACCTCCGCGCCTGCCTCATCAACTGCCGCCATGCACTCCGATCCTGGAAATCCCCCGCGCTCCGCGGGGCTCCCGGCTCGGCCATCAACTGCGCCAGACTGTAGATCGGCCGCCCTTTTTTGTCGCGCTCCGCCAGCNGCGCCTCCACCCACCGGCCCAGCATCAGCGTCGCCACATCCACCTGGTACGCCGCCCACTCGTCCTCCACCCCCAGCACCGCCGACGGCCGCTGGCCATACGTCAGCGCCAGATTATGCAGCGTCCACAGATTCCGCCGGCTCTGCACGAAAGGGCGTCAGGCGCATGCTCACCTCGTTCGCCCAGTTGAAAATCGCCAGCCGGTCGCTCATCGGCAGCTCGCCAATCCCAATCGCCCCCTCCGGCAGCGCCGCATCGCCCGGCTCCATCACCACCGGCTCCACCGAGCTCGCCATCACCACCAGATTGATCACACTCGCAAACTCGCCAAACTGTTGAATAGTCAGATTCGACTGGCCCGAGGCCAGCATCGTCTCCACCATCCCCGCCAGCGGCGCCGGAATTTTCCCCCGCTCCGCCAGATCCAGCAGGCCCGCCCGCCGCAACCGCATCTCCAACCCGCTCGGCGTCGTAAACTGCTCGCCCGCCAACCGTTTGGCCCGCCATACCTCCAGATTCACCCGTCCCTCCTATTCGGCCTATATGGAGTGCGGCACCTCGGTGCCGCATCCCCCTCCGCAGCGCCCTATACGGGCGACGCATGCGTCGCCCGTACTATGCATCCCACCTACCCACTCACTAACTCGCCGGCACCGTAGCCGCCGTCTCGTGCTGGATAAACTCTACCACCCCGTGGGTCCCATCGCTGATCGCCACGCCGCTGCACTCCGTGATCAGGAACGCGCCGTTCTCCAATTTGCCCGACCAGCTCGTGATTTTGGCCTTGTGGATCAGCACGTGCACGTCATCCGTGCAATCATCCCCCAGCGCCTTGCCATAGAGTTTGAAGTACGGCATGCAGTCCGGGTCCAGTTGCAGCTCGTCCTGCTGGTTCGGCGTGCTGCCCGAGCTCGACACCGTATAGCCCAGCATAATGGCCGCGGCGTCCAGGTCCAGCCCGCCCGCGCTCAAACTCCAGTCCAGCGCAATCAGCCGGCTCACCACGGCCGCCATCGAATCGTCGCCCTCCAACTCGCCCGTTTTGAATCGCGGCGTGAACTCGAGCGTCATCGCCTGCGGCAGGTCCTGCTGCGTCGCGCCCGCAATGTCCGTTACTTTCAGATCGTTCAACCCAAACGGTTTTTCCCCACCAACACTCATATCCCTACCTCCTCATCTTCTCTGGACTGCGGCACCTTGCTGCCGCCTCGCGCGTACCCGCGCTTTTACTTCCCGCATCAACCCCGCGACAGATACGACCCTGTCTGCAGGGCCGCCTCCGACCCTCGTCGGCTCGGCCGCCGCCTCTCCCCATTCCCGCCTGCATCCACGTCGCCAGCTCGCGCCGCCGTCACCCCCACGCGCCCGCGCCAACCGCTTCTGCTCCGCCACCATTTACCCCTGCCAGCGCCACCGGGTCCCCGACCCCCTCCCACGCGCCAGCAGCTCCGCATTCCCCACCCCGGCCACCCTGGCCAGGCCATCCTCATCCGCCACCGCAAACTCGCCCTTCGGGTCCGTCAGCATTCCCGCAGCCGTCGCCGCGTCCACCTCCTGCACATACCCGTTCTGTCGCTCGAACACGTACGGACCCCACAGCCGTCGTCGCGTTTTAGGACCGATAAACTCAATTAGCATCCCTGCGGACCACCTCCAGTATCCGCCTCGCCGTCCGCTCCCACGTCCCATACTGCGCCATCCAATCCGCCGCCCGGTCACCCACCGCCTGCGCCCGGCCCGGATTCTCCGCGCACCACCGCATCCACTCCACCACGTGGTCCACGTCCGGATTCGCCCACTCGCCAATCTCTCGCGGATAATACCCGAACGAGGCCTTCACCAACCCCGCCACCCGCACCGGCAGCGCCCATTCGTGGATCTCCTCGCTCAGCCCGCCCCAATCCGTCGCAATCACCGGCAGCCCCGTGGCCGCCGCTTCCCGGGGGGGCAGCCCCCAGCCCTCGCCCCGAGCCGGATACACAAAACAATCCGCGTCCGCCAGCATCTGCCGCATCTCCGCCCGCGACCGGGGCCCCACCACCATCTCCACGTTCGGGTCCCCAATGCTCTCCAATCCCCGCATCGCCTGCCGAAACCACAGCACCAGCCGCACGTCGTGCCGGTGGCCAAACGCCCGGCAAAACGCGCCGTAGGCCACGTCCCAGCCCTTCCGCCAGTCCGGCGTCCCGCTCCACAGGAACGTATAGGGCCCCTCGTGCCCGCTCCGATCAAGAGGCCACCAGTCGCCCGGAGCCACACCCAGCGGCGCCACCTCCAGGTCCACATCGACCCCATTGGTCTCGAACACCTCCGCGCAGAACCGGCTCGGCACCAGGCAGACCTCCGCCGTCTCGTTGATCGCATCTGTCCAGCCGCTCGGCAGTTTCGTCGACTCGAACATCGTAAACCCGAACAACCGCCGCGCCTCCATATCCCGCCACCATAACGGCACCGTCAGCGCCACCGCGTCCCCGGCCACGCTCCAGCGTTTCGCCCCCATCCGCGTGTACCGCTCGCCCTCGTCGCATAGGTCCACCGCCTCGACCGTCACCCCCAGCGCCAGCAGCGCCTCCCGGATTTTGATCCCGCTGTACCCGTACCCATCGCTCTCGATGTGGTGGCTCAGAAAATGCAGCGCGCGTACTCGCGCGCCAGCGCCCGCCTGCGCGAGTTCCGTAGGGGCGAGGCATGCCTCGCCCGGCCTTCCATCACCCCCGCGACCTCCGTCATTCCCGCGAACGCGGGAATCCATCCTCACGTCCGCTGCCTCCACGCCCAAAACCGGTCATAGCTCATCGACGCCCGCAGCGCGTCGTCGTACTGGTCCCCGATCCCGTCCGCCCAGCGCATCTCCCACACCGTGCCCACNTCNACNGTNGCNATCCGCTGCTGNTGGATCAGCGCCCGCACCCGCTCCCGCATCGCATCGATGCTCGCGTACGCATCCGCCTCCGACGAGTANTAATAGACGAAAAAAAACTCNTGCGCCATCCGATAATCGGGGTGGGGCCCCNCNTCGATGGGGGTGGACATCACCACCACGCANCACGGTTTGATCAACCCCGTCGTCGAATCNTACGCATCCGGCGTCGNCGTCCGGTTGATCTCCCGCGTATCGTACACCCCGCCCGTCGCCGTCGCCAGCAGCGTCGCATCCGCCTCCAACAACGCCACCCAGCCCCGCCCGCCAAGCTCGTGCTCATCCTCTCACCACTCCGTCCATCCCCGCGTCTCCGTCCCGTAGGGGCGAGGCATGCCTCGCCCCTACCCTAATCCATCCCCCACGTATTTCTCATTCCCGTCACACACCGGCACCTGCGGCACCCTCGGCAGCCGCAACGTCTCCGCCAGCCACCGCTGCACCCGCTCCGGCCTCTGCACCAGGCTCTCATAGCTCAGCGTCACAAACGGCGCCAGCGCCAACCCCAGCGCCCCAAAAATGCAGTCATACGCTCGCTCGATGTTGTTCGTTGCCTGGCCTGGCGTGCGCACGTGGCCCGTCTGGACCTGGCTCTCCACCATGCACCGCCAGTCCCGCGTCGTCACCACCGCCTGCACCGCATAGCCTCGCGTCCGCACCCACTGGATCCACGTCACCAGGTCCGGCCACCGCCCGCCATGCGGCACGCTCCGCCGCCACACCAACGGGGCCCCCTCCGGCATCGATGGGATCCGCACCGGCAGCCCCGCGTCCCAGCGCTGCTCGTGGCCGTCGTCCCCCTGGCACCCAGCCGCCACCAGGATCCGCGTCGCCAACCGCGTCCCGCTGCTCTCTGGCCCCATCACCAACACCGCCCGCTGCGTCATCCCCACTCCTGTTTGGAGTGCGGCAGCTTGCTGCCGCATCCCTGTCCTCAGCGCCGCTGTCCTCAGCGCCCCTGTCCTCAGCGCCCCTACCTGAAAATATCCCTCAGCATCGACCCCACCTGCCCGTAATGCGCCTGGAGGGTCGGCAAAATCACCGCGTACCGCCCGCCATATTTCAGCTCCAGGTACACCCCGTACTCCATCCCGTGGCTCAGATACAACCTCACCACCGTCTCTGCCAGCTCCGACGCCGAAAACAGCGTCTGCCGCGCGTTCGACGTCTGGTCCTCCCAGGGCGCCGTGGCCTTGGCGTGGCTCTCCAGCACCGGCTCGAAATACGCCGCCACACTGGCCACCGCCTGCATCACCCGGCTCTCGTACACATCCAGCGCCTTTACCAACACACTCGGCGGCTGTTTCCACCGAAACCGCGCTACCACCATCCCGTCACCCCGTCACCCCCGTGAAAACGGGGGCCCATCGCCCTGTCCTGTACGGGCGAGGCATGCCTCGCCCCTACCAGAACGCACAAGGCAAATTATCCGCCCTGCATCGCGTATACTCACGCGCGTCACCCCCCGCGCACGCGGGGGGTCCATCCCCTCTGCCATTACACCACCGCCCGCGTCACATCCGCTGGCACCACAAACAATCCCTCTGTTTTCGTATCCACCGCCGTCGCCGTGATCTCCTGCACATCGTAATGATACCCGGACCACGCCGTCAACTGCGCCATCACCGAGGCCGCCAAATTCACCGTGATATTTCCTGCCGTCTCATCGTCGATGACCAGGCTCCCGTCGCCTGCCGTCGCCTCCGCACCGTTCAGCCGCAACAGGCCATCGCCTACACCGCTGGCATTTTTGCGGATACGAATAATCGCATCATCGTCGCTATCGTTTTTACTCCGCTTGACCGTGAAATCCAGCGACACATACCCCGCCAGCGACCCCAGCCCCGTCAGGCTCACACTCAGCGAATCGCCCCGATGCGCCGTAATCGTATCGCCTGAGAGCGTCGCCTCGACCTCCGCCGCCGTCATGGTCAGCGTCCGCGTCCCGTATGCCCAGCTTGCAGCAGGCGCACCATCAATCTGGTCGCTCAGCGTCTTGAGCGTATCATCGTCTGCGCCCCGAATGGCCGCCTCGGCTGCCGCAATCTCCGCGCCCGTCGCCAGCGTCCCGATCTGCGTATCCAGGTTTGCCGTCGCCAATCCCATAGCCATTCGTACCCCCGCTGCATCCAGGTCGTTCAGTGCATCCACACTGGCCTGGGTTGCCCGGCTGCTGATGCTGGCGTCCTGCGTGACCACCTGCACCTGCTCGATCAGGATGTCCGCTGTCGCTGATTGCGCCGCCAGGATGATGACCTCCGCATTGGTTTCTCCTTGCGTCAGGTCGAACACGTACCAGCCTGGCGCGTTGGTCGCGTCCAATTCGGTCGGGTTCACATCGTTGGTCTGCGCCGGTGCCGCGAAATCCAGGCTGATGTACGCTGTGATGTTGCCCGCATCGCCGGTCTTGGCTGACCCGTCGCTGCTGTCATAGGCGAACACGCCGATTTTCTGACTCGCTACGTTTTTGTAGATCATGCCCCAATCATCCTCATGGCCCGACGAATGACGCCGCTGCCCCCACCCGCTGCCGCTTCCCCGTACTGCACCGCGCCGATGGTGATGTGCGGGTCGGTCGACCCGCCCAGATACGATGCGGGCCAACCCGCGCTACGCAGGAGCAGCTTCGCCGCGTCGGTCAGGCTAAAGTCGCCGTTGGCGGCATCGACAAACGGGTCGGCGGCAAGGGCGACATCGTTGCCCAGATCCAGCACCACATTCCCCAAAACCTGATCCACAGTATTATTGTAAAATGCGTTGTGCCCGCACTGGAATGCGTTGCCAGTGTTGTAAATTCCTACTCCCCCCGCGCCGCTAAAGCCGCAAACAATGTTGCTGGTCACCATGGCGTTAGTCACGTTGTTCAGATAAATTCCGTATTCTGTGTTTGCGACCGTGCTGAATACAATGTTATTTTGTATGCATGGTGTGCTTGTTGCGTAAATTCCATATCCATGTGCTCGCAGCAACACAATATTAAAATTCGCAAATGAATTACTCTCCGCAGAGATACCGAACGACGGAGATGAATGCAACGCACCCATATCCACAAAATTTCCATTCAGCACACACCGCGTTCCACCAACAATACCAAACGCGGTGCCAGCACCCGGATCATGCACATAATTGCCAGTTACCACAGACCCCGTATTCACCCGGATCAGCCGCTTAGTGTTCGGCGCAGACGCACCCCTGTGGACCTCGCATCTGGCGACGGTGTTAAACGTATCGATATAAACCCCATCGTTGTCACCGAACGTATGCAGCTCAAGATCAAACTGGTGGATATAGTCATACGCCGAGCTGGCCCATTCTGGGAACCCGCCGCAATTGATCTCCCCTACGCCACCGTCATTAGCCACCGTCGTATACCCGCGCAGAATCAGCGGACGTGCGGCTGTCGGCGTTCCATAGGTAGCGATAGACAGTGCCGCCGCGAGCGTGTTTGCTCCCTCGGCAGTTGTAGCGCAGATGTTGATCTGATCGCCGTCCGCACCTTGCCCATGCGTCGCGCCGATGTCATCCAGCGCGAATTGCGGCGTCTTGTACGCCGTCGCATGACTGGTCCCCTGCCCGGCTACATCTGCGCCATTTGTCGCCCGGACATAGTAGTGAGTAATTGCCATAACTCACCTACCCTATCGTGTTGACCATGCCCGCGATTTTGACATACAACTGCCGCAGCGCCTCCGTCTGGTACTGCGTGAGAATCGCCTGGAACGCCCCGGCGATGCTCGCTACCTCCGTCTTGCTCAGCAGCGACACACCCGCCAGTCCCGAACCATCGGGGATCAGGTCGCCGTTTGCCAGCGATTCCCAGGCCGCCACGACCTGCCCGTCGTACATGTTGTCAGCGGCCTCGGTCTGATTCAGCCACCGCGCAAATGTGCCGACTAGCGCCCGCTGCTGCCGCACGTACTCGGTGATGATGCCTTGCTGTTCCGCTGTTAGATCATTGAACGCCATGTTTCCTCCAGCATTGTTAACTCACCTTATCCATCCTGGCGCTGCTTGACAACTGAAGCCGCAGCTCTCGGTTTTCCTTCTCCAACTCCACGATGCGGGCCTTAAGTCCCTTGTTTTCGAGCTGGACCTCCTTGAGCTGCTGCACCATATCCTCCAACTGTTTGCGCTGCTCATCCACGGTTTGTTCCAGGGCCTTGACCCGAGACTCCCACCGCGTCACCATACTCATTGCCGTAGCCGAGAGGACAGCAGAGGCTTCTGCCTTGAGCTTCTGCGCCTCCGCTTCCTCGGAACGCGCTTCGGCCTCGGCTTTGAGAGCCTCAGACCGAGCTTTTAGCGCCTCGGATTCTGCCTTGAGCGCCTCAGCCCGGAGCTTATACCGCTGGGAACTCCATAGGAAGATTCCCCCGCCCCCCAGGAGCACAGTGATTGCAGCGACGATTAGAGCGGTTATGTCCATAAGGTCATGTCCTCGGTCGATACCGCGTGTCATTGGTACGCACTATTGTTTCCGCGTAGGATAGACTTTCCGCAACTGAGCGACGGTAGCCTTGCCGATACCTGGAATATCTTCAAGCTGCTTATCGTCCAGATGGCGGATGTCTCCAGGGTTACGAAGGCCAGCCTTGATCAGCTTGGCGGCCAAAGATGGGTCACCCAGCCGTCGGGCGAATTTCAGTTCGTTAGCGTCCATGTTCCTCTCCCTATGTCTAGGTCGGTGCCGCAGCGGTAAAGCCATCCGAACAGCGATTCCCACCCCACATACCAGATGTAGCATCACTATTGCAAGTATCATACTGAACGATGGTGCAGGTCAAGGTATTATCTGACACTACGTTGTTCGCGCCGCCGGTAAGGTTGATGAAATTGTTGACACCCGCGCCATCACCCTGGATAACATTGCCGATGATCTGGTTATTGTTGCCCGCCAGCATGGCAATTGCCGCACTCACATCGAAGAATCGGTTGTCCTCGATGAGTGCATTGTCGCAGTCGGGCAGGTTGATGTCAGCGGCATTGGCCCGAAACACATTGTCATGGATAGTCAGGTAGTCGGGCTCGCCGTAAACAGACGGATTGTGGATAGCGGCGGTTGTCATACCCATGAACTGACAATCGGTGACAAAGTCGTTCCAGGAGTAGTCCAGTTGGAGGCCATAGTCCAGCCCGTAGAAGTAACAGTGCCTGACGGTGAGATTCTCTCCGAACAGAGCCGGGGAGCTCCAGGGAGCATGGATACCGGTTACGAGACCGTAAGTAAATGCCCAGAAGTTGAAGCCTTCGATGAGCACGTCCAGAGCGTTGACGGTGATGAGAACATCGCCATTGGCAGTGGGTATCCAGGGCACGCCCAGAGGTGACGGGCTGACCCCTACTAAGCGAACCCCAGGCACGTTGATGGTGACGGTTTCCTGGATAGGCACGATGTTGTCCTCAAGCATGTTGCCGAAAGTCCACAAGCCGTTATGCATGACGGCGATGGTATCGCCGCGATAGGGTTCGCAGTGCGTGAGGGCTGCCGTGACGCTCAGTAGGGGGGCAGTCGGGTCCGTCCCGTCGCGTGAGTCGGACGCGCCAGGGAAGTTGGGGTCCACGTAGAACGTAGCTCCAGTAGAGTGCTCACGCAGGCCAGTTCGAGAGTCCGTTCCTGGAACGCCGAACTGGCCTGGCCATAGACTGTTTTGCCTAACTAAAGGCGGCGGCCATTGGACATTGGTTGCTGGCATAGCGCCTCCTTAGGTCGTGGCGTCTACAAGCGCCCCGCCTACTGCGCTGGCTTCGTAGTTTTCCACTGCGTGCGTACCCCCATCGGCCAGGACGGTGATGGATGTACCGCCTCCCATAAAGAGATTGTGGGCCATCGCCACATCTACCCCAGCTCCGGCGCGGAAGATGCCAGTGTCTCCCGCCAAGAAGTGGAACAGGTTGTTTTCGATGAGCACCCGGTCAAAGGTGTCGTCGGCGCAGGAGATGCCATAGACGCCCGTGGCAGCGGCGGAACCAAAGACGTTGCCAGAGATGCGAGTGCGGGCCGCTTCTTCCATATGGATACCTGCGTTGGCAGCGGTGTCGTCCTCGATCCAGAACACGTTGTTTTCGATGAGTACGTCGCTGGGAGTTAGCCCTGCCGCTGTGCCCAGAGTGATTCCGTACTGTCCCACACGGAACAGGCAATCGTGAACGTGAAGGCCCAGGATGCCTTGGGTGACGCAGGTATTGATGCAGTCGAATCCGGCAGCGTCGTGGTTCTCGAAGGTGATGCCTGCGATTTCCACATGGTCACTGTCAACGGTCATGATGTCAACCAGGCCATTGGCATCAAAGATGGTCCCGGTAGCCGCTCGCCCGTTGAGCCAGTCCCAACCGATGATCTTGACATTGGAGACGGCAACGGCGGCCGCGGCCGTGAAAGTGTAGCGGCCTGGCAGGACGATGATCACATCGCCTTGGCCTGAGGTGCATTCTGCCAGGGCGCTAGCCAGGGTTGCTTTGGGAGCCAGGGGCTCCACGCCATCGTTGACGTCGCTGGCTACCACGTTGCCAATGGTTGTGCCTAGATAGTAGACGTTGCCGCCTGCGGTGCGGAAACCCAAGGGAGAGGCAGAACCAGGAACTCCCAGTTGGCCCCCAAACCAGGGCGACGCTTTGATTTGCGGTAGAAACATAGTTCCTCCTCGTTAACTTGCGTAGGATGCAGTCGGACGGAACATCGGCGGCGCATCAGCCGGGACTTCCGGCGCGGTTTCCAACTCATTGACCTTCTGTTGAAGGACCAGGCGCACGGCCTTGTCCGGGTCAATGGCGGGATAGTGCCGGATGGCTCCCATTTCGTCCTCCAGCCGGAACGTGCGCCCAGTCCTGGGACTGGTGTAGCGGGCCAGACATTCGGTTGGGTCATCTGGTTCGCTTTCCACCAGCCCCAGGAAGGCGGCGTGCTCAGGAGAGCCGTAAGGGATATAGTCCGGGCTCTTGCCATCGGGCCGCATGGAGCGGTCAGGCGGCGTGATGCCATGTTGCGCCAGCAGGGTCTTGAGTTCGTCCAGCTGCGATTGAAGTTCATCTGTTCGTGCCATAGTATTTCTGCCCCTTTCGCTAGTCGCTCAGTATGGTGGGTGGGCCGACGTTTACGGCGCGGTTCCGGTGCTGTAGTACGCGCCTCGGTAGTCCACCAGGTTGCCTTCGGTGCCGTCGATGTAGGTTCCCCAGACATCGACAACTTTGAGGACGATGTTTCCGCTTTGGAAATCGCCCCAGATGTTGTCTACGGCCCCGCCCCCGCCCAGGAGAGAGGTGGCAGTTTCGATGTCGGATTTCTTGCGTAGGATCATCGGGCCTGCCATGCCGGAGCGCCGGGCCAGGACAAAGGTCTTGATGCCGGACGCGAAGGCGTACCAGGGCAGGTTCGGCGCAGTTCCGACGATATACGGGTCCTCGATGGCCGTGAACGTGCCTTTAATGACGTTGGCCGCGTTGGTCGCCAGTTCGGGGACCAGCATGGACGCTTGGATTTGGGCCACAGTGTCGGCCAGGCCGGTATGGTAGACGATGTGAGTGAGGGGCGATTGGATACGCTCCCCACGGGAGTCGGTGCGCTGGTTGAAAGCCATGCGAGCTTCAGAGATGCGAGCCGTAGTCAGGCGGCCTGTGGTGGAGTAGAGAGCCCCCAGGCCCACCAGGCGGGCAATGGTCGTGGCGTTGGTATACATCCGGGAGACGAATTTCTCCAAGGTGCGCCGGGCCGCCTCACCCATCTTGCCGGTGATTTCGTCAAAGTAGCCAAGGTCGTCGTTGACGAGGGCCTCGTGGGAAAAGTCATATTGCTTTTCCCAGCGGTACACTTGCCACTGGCGCTTGGTCAGGTCGTCCATGAAGCCAGGCCGGGCCTGCGCCTTTTCACCGACGTACTCCAGGTCGTCTACTCCCGCCTGATCGAGGTAGCGGGTGACAGGCAGGTAGTTGGGCAGGGTGTCGGTCTTGACCAGCGGCTCAAAGGCAAAGCTCTGGCGCTGGTAGGACGAATACATCTTGCGCTGGACGAACTCCTGGATGGCGTAGGTAAAGTCGCCGCTGGTCATGGTTTCAGCCAGCCGCTCGTCCGGGTGGGCCGATTTGCCGATGCCGTTAAGGCCCTGGTCCAGGTAGTGGAACTTGTCCTCTACCTCGCGCAATCGCTCAGTAGGGACATTCTGTTCCGCGAGCTGGGCCTTGCGGATTTCTTGCATCGCGTAAAGAATTTTTCTCATGGTGATTCTCCTATTGGGCCAGCTCGCGGGCCGCGTTGATGAGCAGAACGCAGAATTCCTGTTCCACTTTCTCGTTGGCCAGGCTGGTGTCAAAGGTAGAGGTGGCGCGAGAACCTCCGACTTGGCCGTCGGCGATTTCGTCCTGGCAGTACCAGAGGTAGCCCGCCAAGGGATTCGCCACACCGGCGTCATTGAGGGGCGACATTGAAACGGTCACACCCGCGCTGAGGTCGTCGCTGTCGTCTACATAGACCGGCTGGCCGACAACGGGCGCTTGCTCGAAAGTGGCGGCGCTGCCGTCGGCATAAGTCAGGATGTTGGAGACGTACTGACGGACGATAGCACCGTCCGCGATGTTGACCATCACGCGGTCGGTCGCCGTGCCCAAGACAGAGATGTTGCACGAGACAACCACGCCGGTCAGGTTGAGGGGTCGCCCATCGGCGGCGGTGCGTCCACCAATAGCGACGATAGGATGAAGCCCTTCGTCAATCTGGTCCTTGGTCCCGCTGCCAGAGCGGTCGTCCACCGGCCAGATGTCGGACTCCTGGACGTCCACAATGAGGATGGGCTCGCTGGATTGTTCCCAGCCCGGCCCTTCCTGGAAAGTTGCAGGCATTGTCATGATTAGACCTCC